GAAAAACGCCCCATAGAAGTCGATCCGATCAGTGGGGAGTATTCGATTAAACTGCCAGAGTGGATGGTCAATGAGCTTTCGTGGTACGAGGATACTGAGATTACGTTTACCTTAGAGGGTAGTGAACTCATACTTTCAGAAACAGAATGAAAAAATATGATATCTATGTAAAAGATAGATGTATCTTTCATTCAGTAACTGAAAGTGAATTCAAAACGACTTGGAGTACTTTGAACATTATGGTCGGAATTATGAAGACTGAATACTGTTCAGAGGACCTTCATTACAAAGAAGTGGATCATTGACAACCACTACATAATACTGTATGATATGATTGAAAATTAATCAAGTTATGACAAAAGGATTTACTGTAAAGGCAAAGAGTCCAGTAGTCACCAAAGAATCTGAATGGGACTACGACAAGGCAAGGGAAATGGTACGTGGAAAGACAATTGTATTTTGTCTTCCTGGACGTGGTGTTTCCTATACATATCTGAAAAACTTTGTTCAACTTTGTTTTGATCTTGTACAAGCAGGTGCAAGTATTCAGATCTCACAAGATTATAGTTCAATGGTGAACTTTGCACGTTGTAAGTGTCTAGGTGCAAATGTTCTACGTGGTCCTGATCAAAAGCCTTGGGATGGAAAACTGAATTATGATTGGCAACTGTGGATTGATAGTGATATCGTCTTTAACAGTGAAAAGTTCTGGCAACTGGTTCTGATGGATCAAGACATTGCTGCTGGTTGGTATTGTACCGAAGATGGTATGACCACCTCAGTTGCACACTGGTTGGACGAAGATGATTTCAGAGGTAATGGTGGTGTTATGAATCACGAAACTCTGGAAAGCATTCAGAAGCGTCGGAAACCATTTACTGTTGATTACACTGGATTTGGTTGGGTTTTGATTAAGAACGGTGTGTTTGAACATTCTGAAATGAAGTATCCTTGGTTCGCACCGAAGATGCAGGTCTTTGAATCTGGTGAAGTTCAGGACATGTGTGGAGAGGACGTATCCTTCTGTTTGGATGCAAAAGAAGCAGGATTTGAAATCTGGTGTGATCCTCGCATTCGCGTCGGTCACGAGAAGTCACGTATTATCTAAGATGGCACAAGAGCGGTATAATATTCTATGTAACGGTCGGAAAATTTATCAAAACCTTACAGAGGAAGAATACTTCGACACTATGGAGGATCTGTCTGAACAGTTTTATGAGACAGGTTCTCCAAACCCAAGCGAACTTGAAACTGAAATTTATTTGGAGAATTAATCAATGGCTGCAAAATCCAGTGGTGGTCTGAACAAAAGAACTTCTTATATTCCTGGACCTCCCAAAAAGTCTCGCCAAGGCGATGGCATGGGAACCAAATATGCCGCGTCTTCTCGCAATGGAGCGCGTAAAAAGTATAGAGGACAAGGTAAAGGATGAGTTACTTCCTAGATGTCAACGATGAATGGAATCAAATACATCCAAAAGACATCTGGGCATATAATAAACTGTCATTAAGTCGGTTATTGGGTTATACTTGTGGTCCTACTGGAACCACAGTTCCCAAAACCGACTTTTATATTGTTCGACCCTGTATCAATTTGCTTGGTATGGGGCGTTTTGCTCGTAAGGAATGGATTGAAAAGGAAACAGAACACTTTCATCCTGCGGAGTTTTGGTGTGAAATCTTTCAAGGACCACATTTAAGTGTTGATTTTTATGAGAAGAAGTCAAAACTGGTTGTTTTGGGTGAAAAAAATGCCGATGATCCCCTGTACAAGTGGGCAAAATGGACAAAACTTGATGTTGAAGTAGAATTTCCATCAATTTTGAATGATTTGGTTGGTAACTATGAATGGATTAACTGCGAAATGATTGGAAATCACGTGATTGAAGTACAATTTCGTCAAAATCCAGATTTTCGGTACGGAAACACAGTTGCAATACCTGTTTGGAATAATGAAAAAGTTGAAAACATGACTTATATTGAAGACAAAGAGTATGATACGTATCACAGAAAGGGTTTTTGGGTCAAATAAATAAATTTTTTAATCAAACTGAGTTGAAACAATATTCGATGGGCAAGCACCTGCTCCTAGAGGTGTATGATGTTGATTTTGAAGCGATTAATGATGTAGAATCGCTTCAAAATGCAATGATTAGAGGCATTAATCGTGCCAAAATGACGATTTTGAACACATTTTCACACTGTTTTGTGCCACAAGGATGTACAGTCGTCATTGCACTAGCAGAAAGTCACGTTTCTTGCCATACTTGGCCTGAAAATGGGTGTTTGGCAGTAGATGTATACACTTGTGGAGAGGGAAATCCACGTCTTATTGCCTTAGAAATTCTAAAATACCTCAATTCTGACTCATATTCTCTGCGTGAAGTCGATCGTTAAATAGACATAAGGAGATAGCAACCTCCTTTATAAAAGTTCTGTTTTATTCATTAAAACAGGAGCTAAAATGTCTAATTTACCAGTCGATAGAGACTCAAACTACATGTATCAGATGTGGGGAACCACTAAACTTGTGAGTGATTATGATGGTTTTGAGCAAAAAAGAGTCATTCAAGAGGTGATGCATGATCTTGCACCAAAACATGACTTAAAAAAACAAGAAGAATTACATGAAAAGATTCGTAATGACGAAGATTATGATGATTGGGAGTATGGAACAGAACCAACATATGGAATTCCTTGGAAATGACGAATAAATAATCTGAGAAAATCTATACATCAATGGAAGTCACACGAATATCAAGAGGATATAAAGATATTAGCTTATCTTTTGATCCACATCCTGTGACAAAAGATTTACCTATTCTGGTAAATGAGCGAGCGATCACAAGATCTGTTCGTAATTTAGTGGAAACTAATCTGACGGAAAGATTTTACAATCCATATATTGGATCTAATGTACGCAGATTGTTATTTGAGTACGTTGACTATGGTACAGCATCTGCAATTGAAGATCAAATTATAACTTCCATTGAAAACTTTGAACCAAGAGTTACTAATGTCAAGGTCGAGGTAGAACCAAGACCTGACGACAACTCATTTGAAGTGGCAGTCTTTTTTGATATTATTGGAGAAACTTTAAGACAACAATTTTCATTCTTATTAGAGGCAACAAGATAAAATGCCTTTTACACAGTTTACGAACCTAGATTTCGATCAAATCAAATCTCAGATCAAGAATTATCTCCGTGCAAATTCAAATTTCACGGATTTTGATTTTGAGGGATCAAATTTTTCTGTGCTGATTGATACATTAGCATATAACACTTACATTACAGCGTTCAACTCTAATATGATTGTGAACGAATCCTTTTTGGATTCGGCAGTTTTAAGAGAAAATGTTGTATCCTTAGCAAGAAATATTGGTTACGTACCTCGTTCCAGAAGCGCCGCTAGGGCGGCGATTACCTTCAATGTGGAAACAGATACCACAAGTCCCTTTCTCACTCTACAAGCGGGTCTGGTGTGTGTTGGAGCGTTTAATGACACATCATATAGGTTCTCAATTTCGGAAGATATAACAACAACTGTTAAAGATGGTGTTGCAAGATTTGGATCATCCTCTTCACCAATTTTAGTCTATCAGGGAACATATCTTACAAAACAATGGATCGTTAACAATTCACAAGATCAAAGATTTATTCTTGAAAATTCTGGAATTGATACTTCTAAAATTGTTGTATATGTAAAAGGTATTAATGATAGTGGACTTGGAAGAGAATATTTTAAAGTAGATAATATTCTAAACATTAATAAAAATTCAGAAATTTATTTGATTCAAGAAGTTCAAGATGAAAAATATGAACTTCTTTTTGGCGATGGATATTTTGGCAAAAAACTTGAAAACAATGCAATAGTCACAGCAAGATATATTGTAACAGAAGGTACGGAAGGAAATGGTCCAACCAACTTTGCTTTCCAAGGTAGTTTTGTTGATGCATCTAATTTAAGAGTAATTCCATCAAGAAGAATTACTATTAATACTATTGATAGAGCTAGAAATGGTGGAGATGTTGAACCAGTTTCATCTATAAAATATTTCGCACCTAGATTATATTCTGCCCAGTACAGAGCTGTTACTGCAAGAGATTATGAGGCAATTATTCAATCAGTGTATCCAAATACAGAATCTGTTGCAGTTGTTGGTGGAGAAGAATTAAGTCCTCCAGAATTTGGAACAGTTCAGATTAGTATTAAACCAAAAAATGGTACGTATGTTTCAGATTTTGACAAACAAAATATTCTTTCAAAATTAAAGCAATATTCGATTTCGGGAATTAATCAAAAAATAATTGATCTTAAAATTCTCTATGTTGAAATTGATAGTTCAGTTTACTACAATGCAAATCAGGTATCGAATGTTGATGAACTAAAAACTCTTGTTATTAACACACTATCAGACTACTCTAAGAATGTTGATATCAATAGATTTGGTGGAAGATTTAAGTATAGTAAAGTACTTCAATTAATTGATAGAGTTGATTCTGCAATTACTTCTAATATTACAAAAGTTAAAATTAGAAGAGATATGAAAGCTCTTGTGAATCAATTTGCACAATATGAGTTGTGCTTTGGTAATCGTTTCCGCATCAATCCACAGGGATATAATATAAAGAGTACAGGATTTACTATACAAGGATCTGATAATATTGTTTATCTTACAGATGTTCCCAATAAAGATGCAAGTGGCAATTTGGATGGAAGTGGTAAAGGTATTTTGGCAGTAATTCGTCAAACCGACAGAGGACAAAATCAGGTTGTTTTAAAATCAATCGGAACTGTCGATTATACTAATGGTGAAATATTAGTAAACACAATTAATATCACTTCAACAGTTGCAGAAAATGAACTTATTGAAGTTCAGGCTTTCCCAGATTCAAATGATGTAATTGGATTGAAAGATTTATATCTGAGTTTTAGCGTTTCTAGTAGCAAGATAAATATGCTTAAGGATGTTATTGCCTCCGGAGAAGATATCTCTGGGGTTACTTTTACAAGAGATTATTACACTTCAAGTTATTCCAACGGAGACATCGAGAGGAAATAAAATATGTCGAATTTTGAGAAGAGAGTACAAATCAATAAAATTATTGAGAGTCAACTTCCAGAATTTTTAGTTTCTGATTTTCCAAAAGCAGTAGAATTTCTAAAACAATACTATATTTCTGAGGAATTTCAGGGTGGTAATGTAGATATTGCTGATAATTTAGATCAGTATTTAAAACTTGATAATCTAGTTCCAGAAGTCATTGTAGGACAAACAAGATTAACATCTGATATTTCAGCATCTGCTGGAATTGTTACTGTCACATCAACGAAAGGATTTCCATCAGAGTATGGATTGTTAAAAATTGATAATGAAATTATTACTTATACTGGAATAACAACAAATACATTTACTGGTTGTATTCGTGGTTTTAGTGGAGTTACTGGATATAACTACTTGTCCAAATTTGATTTGGATGAGGAATCGAGTAAGCAGTCTTTGGTGTTCGAAGATACCGATTCTTCAATCCATACATCTGGTTCCACTGTTAAAAATTTAAGTGTTCTCTTCTTACAAGAATTTTATAAGAAATTAAAATATACATTTACTCCTGGGTTAGAAAATACAGATTTTGTTTCCGACTTAGATGTAGGAAACTTCATTAAACACGCTAGGGATCTATATCAGTCCAAAGGAACAGAAGAATCTGTTAAAATTCTTTTCAAAGTTTTATACGGAGTAGATGCTCAAGTAATTGATTTAGAAAGTAGATTAATTAAACCATCGTCTGCAAACTATGTTCGCAGAGAAGTAGTTACTGCTGAAAATATATCTGGAGATCCATTACAACTGGAAGGGCAAACTATATTTAAATCAACTGACCCAAATACAAACGCATCGGTCTCAAATGTTGAAATTTTTACAAGAGATACTAAAACTTTCTATAAATTAGAACTTTTTATTGGATACGATGAAAGAGATTTAATTGAAGGAATTTTTACTGTTCCCGGAAAAACAAGAGTACTTGAAGATGTTCCTGTTGATTCTTCTGTAATTTCTGTCGATTCAACTATTGGGTTTCCAGAGTCTGGAATTTTAAATCTAATATCTGGTGGAAACACCATAAAATATACTTCAAAATCAATCAATCAGTTTTTTGGATGTTCAGGTGTTAACCTTGAAATTCCACTTGGTTCTGATATCAGATCTGATGAAACAATTTATGGTTATGAAAAAGGAGACACAAGTAAAAGAGTTGATCTAAGAATTACTGGTGTAATTTCTGATTTTATGGAGCTGGATAACAGCGCCTTAATAGAAGAGGGTGAAGAAATTACAGTAAAAAATCTTGGAGAAATAATCGAAAATCCTCCAAACAGTGAGAAAACATATAAAGAGATATTTGCAAATACTTGGATTTATAATACAAGCACTAGATATCAAGTAAGATCAATAACGGGATCAACATTTACTTTATACAGTAGAATTGATAAGTCTAGCCTTAAAGTTGGCGATACTGTTGATATTTTAGTTTCTTATAGCAATACGATTGTTTTCCAGAACGCCACAGTAACCGATATTAATAGTGAACTCAGACAAATTGTTTTAAGTGGAATAACAGGATTTACACCAAATCCACTAGTGGAATATGATATAAGAAGAAAAATAAAAAAATCTAGTAGTTTAAATGTAAACATTGTAGGTGGGAATAATTCTTATATTTCTAATGTATTAAATGTATATACAGATAAAGACTATGGATATGTTGCATCAAACTCACTACCGTCATATGAAATTATTGATGAATTGGTAGAATCTTTAATCCCAAATGGATCTGAAAGTTACCTTAGAGGTAGAAATGAAAATCTTAAATCATATACTAGCATAAGTTTTCCAACAGATGTTAGATTTATTGATGGTGATATTGTAGTATATAATTCGTCTAACCCACTGAGAGGTTTATCTAATGGATCAAAATATTATGTAAAATTAATTGCTAGTAATGAGATAAGACTATATGAATCAAAAGCATTATTGAACGTAACAAACTTAACTGATAGGGATGGAAATCCTATACTGCCTTACTTGGCTTTTGGTAACATAGATTCTCCAAATAATTCATCTCATAGATTTACACTAGTAAAACACGAAAACAGAAATATATCTCCAAATAAAATACTGAGAAAGTTTCCACTAAGTGTAGTGGAAATTAATCCTACCGAAAAGGTAAAGAGATCCGTAGATACAATATCAGGCGGGATAGGAATATTAATTGATGGTGTAGAAATTACTAATCCAGAGTCTACCGATAAAATTTATTATGGACCATTGCAAGAATTTGATGTTCTAAATGGTGGAAATAATTATGATGTTATTAATCCACCAAAAATCATTATATCTACCGGTGCTGGAACTACTGCTTTAGTTGAACCAATAATCACAGGTAGTGTTAAAGATGTTTATGTGGATCCCCAAGATTTTGATGTCAGTAAAGTTCTTTCATTAACATTAACTGGTGGAAATGGATCTGGTTGTGTTCTTGAACCTATTATGGGTGAAAGATTTAGAGAAGTTGAATTTGATAGTAGAACCCTCAATGTTGGTGGGGGAATAGATCTTACTGATGAGACTATTACCTTTTTAACACCGCATAATTTTTATGATGGTGAACCAATTATCTACAATCAAAATGGAAATAGTCCAGTACTGACAGGATCTTTTGGAGACTCTACAAATACTGTAACAGGGCAATTAGTATCTGGTAGTCAATACATTGCCAAATTTGTCAATACGAGAACCGTAAAACTTTTCAACACAATAAATGATTATAATTCAGGAATTAATACTGTTGGATTCTCAACATTAACTACTTTTGGTGGAATTCACAAGTTTAGAACTCTATCAAAAAGAACTTTAAGATTAATTAAGGTTTTAAATTCTGGTTCAGGATATACTCACAGAAAGTTAAGAGTTAATTCTTCTGGGATATCAACAGAATATAACTATATTTCATATGAAAATCATGGATTTTCTACCGGAGAAATTGTACAGTACTCAACAACAGGAACAGAAATAGTAGGTATTTCAACTCTTAATAACTATTCGGTTGATGTAATTGATTCTAATAGTTTTAGATTGATTGATGTTGGAGTTGGTGCCACAATTACCGGCGATTTAGTTAGAAAGAAACCTGTTACTTTACAATCAACTGGATCTGGACAACATATTTTTGAATATCCGCCTATTGTAGTTACTGCAAATGTTTCATATGGATCATCTTTTACAGGAAGCTTCAATTTTACTCCAATAGTTACTGGTAATATTGATGGGGCATACTTGTATGAAAAGGGATCTGGATATGGATCAAATATCTTAAATCTACATAAAAAACCAACTATTACCATTAAGAATGGAAAAAATGCCGAATTAAAACCAATTATATCTAATGGTAGAATTGCAGAAGTACAAATATTGAGTAGTGGTTATGATTATTATTCAATTCCAGAAATTCGTGTACAGGGTGATGGGTCTGGCGCTATCATTAAACCAGTCATTTCAAATGGATCTATTACAGATGCAGTTGTATTAAATTCTGGGATTGGATATAACTCAACAAATACATCTATCCAGGTTGTTCCAAGAGGATCTGGTGCGATTTTTGATGTTAGAGTTAGGGATCTTACAGTTAATGATGCAGAGAGATATGCGGCGTATACGAGAACAAAGAATACAAAAATCTTTTCAAGTTTAGTTAAGAACAGTGAGGAAGATTCGTTAATATATGGAATTTATGGATATTCGGAAGATTTAGCATCTAAGTACTCTGATGATGGAGTTTCTCACTCACCAATTATTGGATGGGCATATGATGGAAATCCTGTATATGGACCATATGGATATTCTGATCCTAATAATGTTCAATCTGGTGTTAGAATTATAAATCCTGGATATGTTCTAGACACATCTTCTATTTTTGATAGACCTTCATCTTTCCCTGTTGGATTTTTCATTGAAGATTACAGATATTCAAATATTGGAGATTTGGATGATAGTAATGGAAGATTTTGTAAGACACCAGAGTTTCCAAAAGGAACATATGCATATTTTGCTGGGGTAACAACTAGTACTTCATCAAATAAGTTAGAGCCTGTTTATCCATATTTTGTAGGAAATACATTTAAATCACCATTCATAGAGGAGAATTCTTATCTCAATCAATCGTTTGATTTTAATAATTCAAGTCTTATTAGAAACACTTATCCATACAAAATCAATGATAAGTATGCTGGTTATGACTTCTTAGTAGAACCATATGAAAAGTTCCCACAAGTTTCTGTAGTAGAATCAGTTGATAAAGGTTCAGTAGATGATATTAAAGTTGATGATGGTGGTTCTGGATACAAGATAGGAGACAAAATTAATTTTGATGAATCAAATACTGGTGGTTATGGTCTAAGAGCAGAAGTTTCTGAAATTATTGGTAAAAATATTACCAAGGTAGAAACTGAATTAGAAACATACTATCCTTGTGTTCTTGTTTGGGAGGATGAAACCTCTGTTTCTGCATATTACAGATCAGGATTTGATTTAAGAAATAATGATACTGTTTTAGTTGGTAGTATTTCAACTACGGTCGGCAATCTTCTTGGATCTAAAAAAGTAGGTTTTAGCACTGAAATAGTAGGTCTTGCGGGATCTATGACTAGCTATTCTGCACCAGAAGGTAAAGTTGAAGATATATTTGTTACTTCTAGACCAAATGTTTCTATTGGAAATAGTATTTTAATTCATTCAAATTTGGGTAATGAGATTGTAAAAGTACTTAATGATTATAGTAATGGCGTTATAAGAGTGAAGAGATTTGGCACTACTGGTGTGGCACACTCTTTTGGAAGTCAATTAAATGTTCTGAATGAAAAAGTTAAAATTTTAGTAAAAACTCAAAAGTTTAATTCTGAAAGAAACAAATTAGTTTACTTTAATGCAAAAGATTCTGTTGGGATTGGAACAACTCCAGGTGGAGCAGTAACAAAAACATTCACAATTGGTGGTACAACAAATACTGTTTCCATTCCACATAGAAGCATTTACATACCAAATCATCCTTTCAAAACGGGACAAAGATTAACTTTTGAAAAGTCTAGTTATCCAGGTATTGATTCCCTTATTGTTGCAGATAATGCGTCCAATTTAAATACTTTCCAAATTCCAGACGCTACTTCTTCTGTTTACGTAATTAACAGAGGAAAAGATTACGTTGGATTAGTAACTCAAGTTGGATTGACAACTAACAGCGAAGGATTATTCTTCTACAGTGATGGATCTAATAATTCAGAATATTCATTTGAAACAAATTTAGACCAAGTTGTAGCACAAATTGATAGGGCGGTTTCTACTATAAGTGTTGGACAATCTCATGGATTATCCGAATCTGATGTGATTAAGTTAAACATTGTTCCCAATACTGTTGTTGGTTTTGGAACAACTGCGGCATTATCTGTCAGATTTAGTGAGTTTGGTAAAAAATTAATCATTAACTCAATTGGAATTAACTCTTCACAAATCAATCCTGTCAATAATACAATAACTATTGCAAATCATGGATATAAAACTGGTGATAAAATCTTCTATGATAGCGTAGAAGTAGCATCAGGATTAACCACAGGATCTTATTATGTTGTTAAAACGGGAACAAATACCTTTAAGTTATCTGAAACTTTGTATGAGACTAAAACTCAAACAGAAAATATAGTTAATATTGTTGGAACAGGATCTTCGGTTCATAATTTTGGTCTGATTAATCCACAAATCAATGTTGTTAAAAATTCTACACTACAATTTAATGTTTCGGATCCATCTTTAAGAGGGTATAAGTTTAAAATCTATCTTGATAGAGAATTTAAGAATGAATTTATATCTACTGGAGATGATAATAATTTTAATGTCATTGGAATTGGGACGGTTGGATTTGGAACAGCATCACTATCAATTAAATATAGTAAAAATGTTCCTACAAAACTTTATTATGCACTAGAAAAATCTGGGTATATTAGCACTGCTGACAATTATTTCACAAACCATTCCGAAATTAATTATGTAAACAGTGAATACAATGGATCATATACAGTATTTGGAATTTCAACAAACAGTTTTAAAATTTCACCTGAAAGTGTCCCAACTGTACTCATGTATGCCCCAGATCAAGTTGAAAAATTAGAATATTCAACTAAATCATCAACAGCAATTAATGGATCTATCGGCAAAGTTAAGATTTTATCTGAAGGATTTGGATTTAAAAAACTTCCTAAATTTTCTAATGTAACGAGTGAAAATGGATCTGATGCTAATTTGGTTGCAATATCAACTAATATTGGAAAAATCAAAGAAAGTAGATTTAAAACAATAGGTTACGAATATCCATCAGATAATACTTTAAATCCACAGGCATTTATTTCTCCATTAGTAACTTTAGATAATTTTGATACAATTGAGGAAATTGACATTGTTTCTGGTGGATCCAGGTATGTAAATGCTCCAAATTTACTTCTATTCAATGAAAAGACTAAAACAGTTGTTGATAGATCTTTATTGTTTGCGGATACTCCTAGTGGTGCAATTGCAAAAGTAAATCAAATTGCACCCATATATGGATTAAAGTCTGATCCACATAAAATAATTGCAATTAACAATTCAAATGGTGTTGGTATAAGTTCTATTATTACGGACAATTCTGGAATTGCAACTTGCACAATATCAACTCCGATACTTGGATTTAGTTCTCCACTGTTTAAAAATGGTGATGAAATTTTTGTAGAGGGTATAGAACTTATAAATGGATCAAATGGAACTGGTTACAATTCAGAAAATTATGATTACAGATTCTTCAAAGTAAAATCCTATGTAAATAGCAATCCTGCGGTATTGTCCTTTGCAGTTGTAGATGATCTTGGTGTTGGTTTATCGACAAATCCAGGAATAGCTAAAACTTTCCAGTCTGGATATGCCACTATTATAAACAAGAATCATTATCCGGACATCAATGTTATTAAAAAGAGGGGTAAGTTTTTAGAGAACGAACAACTTTATGTTGACACTGGAAGTGGATTTATCGAAGAGGATCTTTTTGTAAAATTATCAAGAGATGAATTTATAAAAGTAACAGGGTCATATAATTTAAGGGCAGGGAATACAATAAGAGGCACATCAAGTGGAGTAATTGCTGATGTAGTGTCGGTAAGTAGTAACAATTCGAGATTTAAAATTGGATATTCTACAAAACAAAATATTGGATGGTCTGATGATATTGGTAAAATCAGCGAGGATTATCAAGTAACTCCTGATAATGATTATTATCAAAACCTATCTTATACTATTAAGAGTCCAATAACTTGGGATAAATTATCTGGACCAGTTAATAGCATTATACACCCTGCTGGTCTGAAAAATTTTGCTGATGTTGGTATTGTATCTTCAACAGGAGCAATTGGTCTTTCTGGAACAACGAACAGTTTAGTTGTTCTTGATATTATTGAAGAAAAAAGAGTTGATACAATTAATAATTTTGATAATGTTGTCGATTATGATATCAGAACAAATCCAGATAGATCAAAATATCTGAAGATACAAAATAGAAAATTAACTGACTACACGGAATGTAGAACTAATAGAGTTATCATTCATGATGACATTAGTTCAAGATTTTCAAGTAGAGGATTTGAAGATCCTTTTGTTGAAATTGATGAAATTGATATAGCAGATACTCATGTTAGATACTTGATTCAAGTTCTAGATCCTGATACTAACTATTCTCAGTTAAGTGAGATTGTATTACAAACAACGACCTTAGATTCTATTATTTTTGAAAAATACACTACGTATTCAGATGAACTATTAGGAAATTTCAGTGCAAATGTAGATAGTTCTGGAAGAAAAACTTTAATATTTACACCAACTAATAGATTTACAAGGGACCATGACATAAAAGTTTTAAAGAAAACTTTTGAATTTTTATCTTCGGGAATTGGAACTCAAAGTTTTGGATCTATCAATTTAATTGGAAGTAATAGACTTGGTATTTCAAGTGTCGGTACATCGAGTAGTATAACAACGATTGCACAATTCACAAATACTAACTTTAATGGATTGTTTGCAAATATTGAAGTCGTAAACTCGCTTACAAGAGAAGTAAACTATATCGATGCAGTTCTAGATTTTGATGGTTCTAATACTTATTTGAGTGAATATTATTTTGACACTACTCTTCAGGGATACAGTTCATCTGCAATAGGTATAGTAACCGCTGTTTATGATTCTACCGCTGGAATAGTTTCTTTCAGATTTAGAAATGATGAAATTTATCCAGTTGATATTAGAGCAAATATTGTTGGTTTTGCGGCAACAAGTTCAGGAATAGGAACATATAGATTTTTAGTTCCAGGTCAACCGAACGGTTCTGAAAGAAGTGCAAGACTTGAATCAACAGTTGGATTTGGAACATCTGCGATTAGAGTTGGTACTTTTGATTCTAATCTTATTTCCTCTTCATCATCCATTGTTAGAGTTTCTTCTGGTAGCAGTTCTGCAATTCATCAGGTTGCTATTTTGAGAGGTAGTGAAGACATAGTTGTAGTTCCTGGATCATTTGCTTCTGTTAATAATATATCTGGACTTGGTACTTTTGGTGGTGAAAGTAATGGTAATGAATTCTACTTGAATTTCTATCCAGATAGTTCAAATACTAATACTACCGTTCAAGCATTTAATGAAGTATTCTATACATTCAGTGATTTTGAAAATGTTCCACTAGCATTAAAATATGGTAATAGCACACAGACTGTATTCTTATCTGCATATGATGGAATAAATGGAACGAGAGCGAACAAAGTTAATTTCAATCTAACTCACCAAGGAAGACCCATCTATAAAAAGGTTTTTAATCCTTCCGACACTACTATGGTCGATTTTGAAACTGGAATATTTACAATCACCGACCATATGTTCAATACTGGTGAGGAATTAATTTATACTCCAAAATCATCATTCATTGGCGTTGGTCAAAGTGCGATGGGTATTGGAGCAACTGCGAATTATCTTGGCGTTGTCACTGATAGACTACCATCAGTAGTATATCCAATTTCTTTAACACCAAACACATTTAAATTATCAACCAGAAGATCTTATGCTAATTTAGGAATTGCAGTTACCTTTACAAGTGCAGGTCTTGGAAATGCCCATGAACTTGAAATGACAAAGAAACTTACAAAGAGTGTAGTTTCTTTGGATGGAATTGTACAGCAACCAATCACATTTACCCCAATATCTCATACACTTCAATATAATAGTGGATCAATCTCTGTTGGCATTGCAACTTTCAACTTAAGTGGCATATCGTCAATTCAACCAAGAGATTTGATAAAAATTGATAATGAATATATGAAAGTTGTTGAAGTTGGATTCAGTACTAATGTTGGTGGTGCTTTACTTGGACCTATAAATGGAATCATTCAAGCTGGAACTGCTGCAACTATACCAACTGTTTCTGTTATAAGAGCTTCTGTTGGTAGTACAGCAACAACTCATAGTGATGGTGCTAATGTTCAGGTTTATAGAGGATCATTTAATATTGTTGGATCTGAAATTTGGTTCTCTGATCCACCAAAAGGAAATACTAGATCAAGAAGAGATGAAAGTAACTTACCATATGTTAGAGCTCAATATGCTGGTAGAACTTTCTTAAGATCTAATTATGATACAAATATGTTATTTGATGATATTTCTGACCAATTTACCGGTATTGGTAAAACTTATACAATGACAGTTGAAGGTATAAACACAACAGGTGTTAGCATTGGTAACGGTATATTGTTTATTAATGGAGTTTTCCAAACGCCAACAACTATTAATAATTCTGGAAATAATTATGAATTTGAGAACGATAATATTGCTGGAATTTCTAGCGTTGTATTTACTGGTATTACATCAACTGATGGAACTTACATCAAGTCAGACTTTGACATAAATCAAAATCAACTACCAAGAGGTGGTCTAATTGTATCTCTCGGATCAACACCAGGTCTTGGTTATGCACCACTTTTAGGAGCAAAAGTAAGAGCGAATCTTGATGGTTCTGGTTCTATTGTAAGTATTACTGGAATTTCTCATACAGGTCCTGGACAATCAATTAGTACTGCATCTTACAACAATCAAACTGGTATTATTGAAATTACTACAACTGCTGATCATAATTATGTAGGTGGGGATAGAATTAAACTAGTTGGTTTAGGATTTACTTGTCCATCTGGAGCAGGAATAGTTTCTTACTTCCCATCAGCAGGATTGGATTATTCTTACGATATTACTGGGATTATATCTGCAAGAACTTTCTCAGCAAATGTTGGTACTAGCACTCTACCACACTCATACATTGGATTTGGAACTGTATTCCCTTGGTATGATTTAACTGAGGGTTCTGGATACAGAGGTCCAGTTTCTATCG